GCGGTGTGGACTGCTACGAAAAAGACGGAACAGCATATTTGAAACTAGAAGCGGTGGCAAGAGGGCTTGGATTTACGCAAATTGCCAAGAGTGGAAACGAGGTCGTCAGATGGGAGAGGGTAAGAAAATATCTCGAAGAATTAGGCATCCCCACTTGTGGGGACGATGATTTCATCCCCGAAAATATCTTCTACCGTCTGGCTATGAAAGCCAAAAACGAAACGGCGGAAAGGTTTCAAGCCTTGGTAGCGGATGAGATTATTCCCTCCATCCGCAAGCATGGGGCATACATGACACCGCAGAAAATCGAAGAAGCGCTGTTGAATCCAGATACCATCATCAAATTGGCAACAAATCTGAAAGCGGAACGGGAGAAGAGAATGGAGTTGGAGCGGCAGGCAGAAAAGGATAAGCCATTGGTAACATTTGCGAATTCCGTTTCTGTGGCAAAGACTTCCATTCTGGTGGGCGAGTTGGCGAAGCTGCTGAAACAGAACGGCGTGGATATGGGGCAGAACAGGCTGTTTACATGGATGCGTGAAAACGGCTATCTCATCAGCCGAAAAGGCACTGATTACAATATGCCGACACAGCGGAGCATGGAAATGAAACTGTTTGAAATTAAGGAAACCACGATTTCGCACGGTGACGGACATACCAGTCTAAACAAAACGCCAAAGGTAACAGGAAAGGGACAGATTTATTTTATCAACTTGTTTTTGAAGGCAAGCGCATAAGCAGAAAGAGCGTTCGAGAAATCGGGCGCTTTTTTATATAAAAGAAAGAAGGAGGAAAGAATAATGTTTTTAATGGAAAATTGGTATTTGGTTGTTGCGTTGATGGCGGTTGCAGGGATGGTCGGTGTATTTATCGGGCGTTTTCTGAAAATGCCAACATCCGAGCAGAGAGAAAGGGTAAAGGAATGGCTGCTGTGGGCGGTCACGCAGGCAGAGGCGGAGCTGGGGAGCGGCACAGGCAAGCTAAAGCTGCGCCAGACCTACGATTTATTCATCCAGCGGTTCCCTGCATTGGCTATGGCGGTATCCTTCGATACCTTCGCCCTGTGGGTGGATGAGGCACTGGAGGAAATGCGAAAGCTGCTGAAGGAAAACAAAACGGTCAGAGAGCTTGTAAAGGGGTGATTATATGGCGAAAAAAATGACTGGAAAAGAATTGGTAGATTTCTGCCGCTCCAAAATCGGCACGCCCTATGTTTACGGCATGAAGGGCAAGGTTATGACGGAGCAGAACTATAAATTTCTGAAAAACACCTACGGGAAAATGGTCTGGCTGAGTGACAGGGATAAAATCGGGAAGGTCTGCGTGGATTGCAGCGGTCTGATTTCGTGGGCGTGCGGCGTGACGCTGGGTTCGGGTCAGTGGAAGGTGAGGGCAACCAAAATCAACCCCATTTCCACCATCGAAAAGGCACCCATCGGGGCGTTGGTCTGGATGCAGGGGCATATCGGGGTTTATACCGGCATGAAGAATGGACACCCGTATTATGTGGCGGCGGATGGTTCGGCTTACGGCGTGCGAGAAGTCCCCCTGCGGTGCAACAAATTCACGCATTGGTTGTTGGTTGAGGATGTTTTCAAATACGAAATGGGGGATGATGAAGTGGTAGAAAAATGCAAAATGATTATCAATGGGAAAGAGCATACGGTGGAACGGATCCTGAAGGATGGGACAAACTATATCAAAATTCGGGATGTGGCGGATGCAATCGGGTATAACGTTACCAGTAAGGGGAATGTGGCTGTGCTGACGAAGAAATGAAAATAAAGCGAATTTTCATTAAATTCTATACATATACTATAAAAGAATAGTAACTGGCATAGGAGGTAATCTAGAGATTTCATGAGACTATAAGTTTTATATAATATATGTACAACAAAAAGTTCTACTTCAAAAGTAAAATTTTTTTGAAAAAACTATTGTATTTTTTCGATTCCAACGCTATAATTAACAAAAACGGCAGTTAGGGAGGTGTTATGATGAATTTCGGTTTGGAAGATATAAGAAATAACACAATACTTGGCACACCCATTCAAGAATTAGCTCCGTTGGTAGAAGAGTTAAAAAAAGACTTGCAAAGCAATGCAGAAAAACAGAAGAAAGCATAAAAAGAAAGCCCACATAATGTGGGCTTATTTTAATTGCGAAGGTTGTACAATCGCTGCATTATCACAATCTTTTTGATATTTTTTTCGAATATTATGTTCAGCTTCGCGCTGAGTGCAATATTTTTTTCGCCATTCTTTATAAACGGCAATAATGTTTGTGTAGTACTTATCAGCACTGGTTGAATTACGTAAAGAAATATATATGTATGCTATTGGCATAAATTCGAAGAATACTTGATGTAATGATTGATAAACCGTGTCAGAGTCGGCAATGTTACTATTAAAATTTATACAAAAATATTCTAAATCATTTAGACATCGGCTAGCAAGTTTATAGAAAAATACATCTTCTTCTTTTGGTATATCTTTAATAACATCAGATATTTTTAAAGCAAGCGCACTTATGTACAGTTGCAAGTCGTTTTCTGTAATAAAAGATGTTAATTCTGTTCGAGTAAAAGAATCAATTTTGTCTATATCAATTCTATCACATACAGGTTTAAGGGATTGCGAATTGAAAAATAATTCTTCTAATTTGCTAATAGAAGGAATTGCGCTGTCCTTGAAATGTTTTGCAAGTTCTGCAGCTTTTGCAATACGTGAATGCTTTTTTTGTTCTTCATATTGCTTGTGTGCATAATAGGCCGTTATTATTAGCACAATAGTCCCTATAATTTGAGAAATATAATATATATTTTCGAGATTTAACATATCTACTCGTAGAGTTATGGGATTGAGTAAGAACATAAAATCACTCCTGCAAATCAATATTTTGATAAATTATATCACAAAATAAAATATTTAACAAGAATGTGCCAGTTTTGTATCCTCTTAAAGGAAAGAGAATTTTTTAATAAAGAAGTAAGAGGAGGCAGAGCCCCCTCTTGTTTATTCTGCGAACAATTCTTTCCCAAGCCCGGCGGTGTATTTGGCACCTGCCGCAAAGCCTTTTTCTTCCGTTTCGGCAATCAAATCATTCAGCATTTCTTCCGCAGTGAAATAATCGTCCGCATTGAGCTTGCTTTTCAAAAATTCCTGCAATTCCTTCATCCTGTTCCCTCCTGTGTGATACTCCTGCATTTCTATTTCTCTTTCGTGGCAGTAGCTGCGATATAAACCTTCGATTTTCTTCATGTTTTTTACCTCCTGTAAAAATTCTGTGTGTAGTTGATTTAGGATTATACCGATACCGCAGGGGTGGCATTGCCACCGATTTGCCACCATTGGACAAGTTTTGCATAAATGCGATAAATTTTACATAGTCATAAACGATACCTAGAAAGCCTTTAAAATCAACGTTTTTCGGATGTTTCTGATGATTTTTGGGGTTAGATAGTGACGCTTAGTGGCTGTCTCCAGAATAAGGCTTTGTTAAAATATGCGAATGTTTTCTTTATTGGGATGCCCTTTATCCGCTGCACAGAGAGCTTTGCCCTGATTGCTGCTGTATATAATGAGCCAATAGTTCGGATTTATGAATAAAAGTTGTAAATAAAATATCAGCGTGTTATGATAATTTGAAAGATATCCATGAAACAGGATTCGATACAGACGGGCTTATGCAATGAGGAGAAAAACATGGCAGATAGTGGAAGGATTGAAAAAAAGAGAGACCGGCAGACAAATCAGGCAGATATGGGACAGAAACGCAGATCACATCGTATGAATATCACGGCACTTCTGATTTTTCTGTTTTTATTTATTGGCTGCTCTCTTTTGCAGTTCGCGAACAACAGGCAAAATGCACAGAAGTCCTGCGGACTGATGCTGGATCAAATGAAGGAACTGATTACGGAAAATGAAAGGAGCTTTCAGCAGCTGGAGGATACGCTGAAGGATGAATATACTATTCGGGCGAATATCGCGGCGGATTATATTACACAGGGCTGGGAGGATTACAAGGAGGCAGATGATTTTGCTGCGCTGGCGAAGCTGTTAGGGGTGGACGAGGTGCATGTGTTTGATGAAAAGGGTAAAATTATCAACGGATCTGTCCCCAAATATTATGGCTTTACAATGGATTCCGGGGAACAGATCGGGTTTTTTAAGCCTATGCTTTTTGACCACACGCTTTCCCTTTGCCAGGATGTAACGCCGAATACGGCAGAGGGAAAGCCTATGATGTATGCGATGGTCTGGGCAGAAAATGATAATACACTGGTGCAGATTGGCGTAACGCCGGACAGATTGCTGGAATGGATGCAGAGCAGCGATATCAGCAAGATTGTGGGGCGGTTGCCGCTGGTTGAAGGTATGTCGATTTATGTTGTGGAGAATGCGACAGGAACGGTGATTGCCGCAACGAATGATGATATACTGGGGTATGAGATTTTTCCTGAAGACAGAATACAGGATTCTCTGGAGGAAGGAAAATGCTATCAGAAAACGGTTTCGTTCCATAACAGCAGCCGTTATGTTGTCTATGAAAAAATGGGGGAATATAATATTCTCGTTTCCTATAAAATTCGTGCCGCGAATAAAACCTTACCGCTTTCTATGGCAGAATTTGCGCTCATTCTGATTGCAGCACTCCTGCTGCTCACGCGAGTGACAAGAAGCTACATCAATTATTTGGAGCGGCAGGGGCGTGAGCTGCGTACCTCCAATATGGCAAAGACGGATTTTCTACGCCGCATGAGCCATGATATCCGCACGCCGCTGAATGGGATTCGGGGCGTGACTGCGATTGCCGAGTATTATGCGGATGACATGGAAAAGCAGGCGGAGTGCCGCCATAAGGTAATGCAGGCATCCGGCTTTCTGATGGAGCTGGTTAATAATGTGCTGAATATGAATAAGCTGGAATCCGGTGAAATGAAACCGGAAAATAAACCGTTTGATTTGATTGAGCTTTTGAAAGAAACAACGAGTATCGTTGAGATGCAGGGACAGGAATATGCCATCCACTTTCAGATGCAGATGGGAAAGCATAAATATCGTCATTTGATTGGTAGTCCGCTTTATCTGAAACAGGTTTTGCAGAATATCGGCGGCAATGCGGTGAAATATAACCGCGCGGGCGGAGCAGTCACGTTTGCTTCTGAGGATGTTGCGTATCCCGATGGGCGCGTGGTGGTAAAATTCACCTGTACGGATACGGGGCGCGGCATGAGCAGGGAATTTCTCGCGCATGCCTTTGAACCGTTTTCGCAGGAAAATACGGATGCACGGACAACCTTTACCGGTACGGGACTTGGACTTGCCATCACGAAGCAGATGGTAGAGCTGATGGAGGGGACGATTTCGCTGAAAAGCGAGCAGAATGTCGGCACAACGATTTCTGTGACGATTCCATTCCGAATAGATGTTGATTATACGGAACCAAAAGAGGACGTAAAGCCTGCCGATGCTGCTTCTCTGGAGGGCGTGCATGTGCTGTTGGTGGAGGATAACGAGTTAAATATGGAGATTGCACAGTTCCTGTTGAAAAAGGCAGGAATCACTGTAACAACGGCATATAACGGACAGGAGGCCGTGGATGTATTCCGTGCGAAGGCGGCGGGCACTTTTGATGTAATCCTGATGGATGTGATGATGCCTGTGATGGATGGGCTGACGGCAGCAAAGGAAATCCATGCAACGAACCGCGTGGATGCGGCGGAGATTCCCATTTTTGCCATGACGGCAAACGCATTTTATGACGATGTGAGACAAAGCAGAGAGGCAGGTATGGTGGAGCACCTTTCCAAGCCCATACAGGAGCAGGAGCTGCTGAATGCCATCCGTCGGCATGTGAAGCGGTGAGTGCTTATAAGAGAAAAAAGGAAATTCCTTAACAGAAGGAGTTTCCTTTTTGGTTGGCGCATTTATGCGTGGAAATAAACCCCTAGTTTTACTGGGGGAAGATAAAAACTTTAGAACCTCCTTGTTGTAAAATAGTAGTGGTTTGGCGACCGCATTACTAAAGACAACAAGGAG